ATCTACCTTGGCATTGGGCATATCATTGCTGATTTGACCCCCTGCACGGTTCAAAGCAAAGAGTTTTTCCTCCGAAATGCCCGTAAAACCAATAAAAGCAGTGGGTGGATTGACCTGTTTGCTTAGTAAATCAAGTACGTCAGTCAGCCTGTTGTTCCTCAATTCCTGAAGATACTGGAGTCTCTGAACCTCACTACCCCCCCAATAGTAGTCATAGAGGGGGTTGGGGCATATCTGAACAAAGGGTAACTCCCCTTTTAGGAACAATTCTTCCCCTGCACGGTCATAAATAATGATGTCAGGGTCTGCTTTAGTGACCACTTGATAGTCTTGGATGGCATCATTCCACACCCACAGCTCGGTCATCTCCACTGTATCCTCGGCTACTTGGGCTTTGTACCTGTTTTGCCCCGATAAATCGAGGTTTACATTGCCGTACAACTGGGGATTGGTCTGCGACATGAGGAGACGCTCCATGCCGTTAGCCACCTCAGTCCTCTCGTGAACCATTGTGGATAACCTCTTGACAATTTCTTCCCGTCTAGGGTGGTCATAGAGGCGGTCATAGAGTTCAGACTTGGTGATGTAGTAGGTGTGTACTAGAGCTTCTTGTCTGTCAGTGTAGGTTGTATCTTCTCTCAAAACACCTACACACTGAGGCTCTACTACGTAGGGGTGAGCTTCCCCATTCCTCATAATCAGTTTGACAAAAGCGGTGTTGTAGACCAGTGCCCAAGTACAGGCAGTAGAAAATACTTGGTCAGCGTTGCTATTTAACCACTCGTCATTGAGAGAGCGAGTCAAGACTGGAACCTTGGCTTGTTCAGCATCGGGGACGGCTGCCCCTGTGTTGATAGAAAATCTGGTGGTTTCAGCCGAGTAAAGAAAAGAGGTGAGTTGATCTATGTGCGGAAAGATTTTGTTGTAGATGGCTGGGGGTTGACTAGGTCCATTGCCAAACAAATACCAAGAACGTAGGTTCTGGTAGTCAGTCTTTCTCTCAGGAACTGAGACGAGGCACTTCTGGATTAAGTCCAGATAAAAGAACTCTCTGTCTAATTCATTACTCGGTATTCTCATTTACTCACCTGTAAATTTTGATGGTCTATCATAGAGCCGTTCCCTGCGATTGGACCATTAAGTTTACCAGTTGGCGAGGCTTGATTGGGCAAAATACTAACCGCCTCATCCTTGACTGGCTTGAACTGACCACCCATCACAGAGTTCATGCTGATACCGCCCTGGCTTCCCCACATTGCTGCGTCCCCAGGCCGTGCCTCTCTGGGAGGTGGTGGCATCTTAGGACCTTTCTCTAGGATTTGGCGTTCCTTCTCAGCCTCAGCCCCAGCGACAAAATCTAGTTCTTTCTGGGACAGCTCGTTGTTTCTAGTGAGGTATCCTGTCTGGTGCTCACCTGCTTTGGTGCTCTTAATATCCGTCATTTGAAAGTCTTTGGCAAGTCCTTTTAGGCTTTCATCTGCCTTTTTTGTCCTGTCACTCCTAGTCCCCACGGGTTTTAAATGAATGATTGATATCTGTGCTTTGCACATTTTCATGGGACATTCAGGTTCCCAAGCCTCAAATATGCCGTGACTTTCGCAAAAGTAGTCTCTAAGAATTGCCATTGTTTTACCCTCTTTCATCTAAGTTTTTGTCACTGTAATCGTGACGATTTGCCATACCCACCTTCAATTTAATCCCGTCCCTCGTCATCACCAGCTTCTGACTTGGCATATGAGGGCTGTACGCCTCTTTTCTATAGTCCACGTACCTAGTGTTATCCCGTCTCTTCATCACCCGTACATTGCCTTGTTTCCACTCTCTGTAGGCTTTGTTCACTCTCATCTGAACCATCTCTGTCAGGGGTTCACATTCTTCTAGGAAAACATCCCTGATATGGGCAGCAGACAGTCCACAGAGGTCAGCAAACAAGGGTATAGATATTCCCCTATCCTTGTCTTGGAGGAATCGTTTAATCTGACGCTTGAGTTCAGTTTTGGGGAGTGGGACGTTTTTCTGCTCCATAGATGCCTATGTGTTTAAGGTAATTAGAAACATTCTTGCCTACAGCAATCTCTTCAGGAGTCATGGTTTGCTGTGAACGAGAAACCTCACGGGTAATCTTCATCTGTAATAGTCTAGGTTGCAACTGCTCGGCATAGGCTGCAACAGCCAGTGCACAGGCTATGACCCTGTCATCCTTGCCACGCCCAGGTGCACCCAAGAACCCTTGTTCTCTAACAATACACTTCATCTCATCAAGCGTGTCCATACTGACAATGTTCATCATGCCACGCTCAAAGTAATCTTTCATGTAGTTGAGCATACGCTCCTTGCTACTGGCAGTGGTTAACCAGTACATCGAGTTGCCTGGTCCACTCATTGAGTCATTTCTTCTCCAGATGTAGTTGGTCATGCTCCCGAGCACATCTTCTAGTCCACGGCCTAATTCACCCATTGTGTTGGCTGCTTGTCTCTTCAGGTTCTTCATCTCATTGATGACCGCTTGACCTGGACCGTTAATCTCAAGGTTCAAGGTAGAGTTCTTGTACGCACCCCCCAGATGGGCAATCACCCATGCAAACTGGTAGGTGTTCATCTCAGAGGTGGCAAATTCAGCTACTTGGTCCAGACCATCAGCATAGCATCGGAACACCTGTATGCAAAATCTGTCTGCCCAATCGGAGCTTCCGTAAGCAGGGTCTGCTCCGATAACATAGTAAGCTGTATCAACTGGCTCTTCCCAGATTTTAAGAGTGGACAGTCGTTCTGTGGATTTGAGCACCTCGGTGTCTTGGAACATTTGACCGAAAGCGTAACGGTAGCCGTCATACAAAACCTTCTTGCTTATCTTTGCTGCTTCTGTGCATCTGCTGTTGGAAAAGAAACTCGTGCCTGTCATGACAAAAGCATAGTCTTCAGTGGGTGGAAACTCTTGGTACATCAGACTCTCGTCCTTGATACCCTCAGCCAACTTCCATCTCCACCACGCCATCTGCCTAGAGTTAATCTCAAAGCCATACATCTTCTTGATGTCCTTGACCCACTCCTTCTCCTCACCCTTTAACTTGCCGTCCCAGTACACCTTGTAGATGTTGGAGTCGGCAGGGACTGAATAGTATTCATTACGCCACCAGCCACAGAAGATTGCCCTCTGTGTCTTAGCCCTCTTAGCCGTCTTGTACATGTCGTGGAACATGTTAAAGCCCTGAGCCGTACTCTCAAACATGTAGAGTCTCTCAGGGTTCTTCTCAGCTAACGAGGCGATGAGAGAAGCGAGTCCTTCTTCATTTCCCCAAGAGGCTGTCTCGGTCCCGTGTAAGTAAGTGATAGCCTTACCTTGCCCCAATCGACTCTTATTTCCAGCGATTTGGTAAAAGATTCTAGAACGATTCTTAAGAACCATTTGGTTTCTATTGTGGGCCACCAAAGGAATCTTGTACTCCTTGGGTAAACCTTCAATGTACATTGCCAGAGTAGAGCGGAACATATCTCTATTCTCTTCTGTGTCTGCGACAAGAGTCCCCTGCCAACCAGGATGGGTAAACTGCCAATAAAGGTCAAGAGCCAGACTAACAGTAGTAATACCCAACTGACGACCCTTAAGAATAACGAAAAAATGTACGTCATCAGCCAACCCTTTCGTCATCTCTTCCATTACATACGTCTGAGTCCCCAAGAGGTTACCCATCTTCTTGAGGCCCTCCTCTTTAGTCTCAATCTTGAGTTCTGAACAAAACTTATAAAAGTTCTTGAGGTTAAAGTTCACTCTTGTGCCTTTGGAGTTTCAAACACCAATTCACCACTGGGGGTCACCAAACGCTCTCCTTGCCACTCAGGAGCACCCTCCGTAGCCCACTGAGATTCTTTGCTAAAAGACTCATGGTAAGGCGTTTTAAACGTATCTGGGTAATGCAATTGTTGGTCAGTGGTATTGACGCTTGCCTGGGGAGCTTGTCCTTGTTGTAACGACAAATAATAACCTTTCATATCGTAATCAGGGTACTTGTCATTAGGATTGTATGGAACTTGATTGGCTTGCACCCATTGGGTAAACGCTGCTTCTTGTTCAGGACTCAACTGGGTCATCTGCTGTTGCCAATTGGGTTGAGAATAAGCCAAGTTTCTCTGCAACAACTTCTGGCGGTAATCTGCATACCTTTGTTGTTCAAGTAAATCCATTATTTCTTGTTCAGTTGCCATCGGGTTTACCCATCCTTTCATCTGTCCAGTACGCTATCTCTACTCTTACATCTTTGTTTCTAGCACAAGAAATTAACTCCTTGTAAAACAACTCAGAATACTTCTCTTTCCACTCGGCTGCTAACTTCCTCTTGCTACTGGGCTTAATGCACTGTATGGCACGCTGCATCTCCCTCTTGAGCTTCATACGAGAGTTGTACAACTGCTCTTGCATATCCTTCTCTGTATCCATATTCAATAGCCTCTGCAACCAAAACTTCTCTCTCCGCTTGCGTGACACAAAGCCTCACCCAAAGAGCCCTACACAGCTCTCTAAGCTCGTCCTCATCCTCCCACAAGAGATTACTCAATATTTTCCCCCATAAACCTCAATAACACCCTACACGCCAGCGTCACATCATCCAACTCTCCGTAAAACTGACAGTCATTCATCGTGTCCTTCAACCTCCAAACCATGTACTGGTCTAACAAGTCCGTAGCCGTCAACCTGTGACTGCCAACCAAAGTGAACTCCTCACTGACCAACGCCATTACTTTGCCACCTTGTCCCATTACGCTGTCCTCCATACTCTCACCACATCACCCTCGGTCCTACACGTGTACTTACACCCCAACCTCTTACTCGCCCTGTAGTTGGCATTCATCACCTTCTGCCTAGCCTCCACAGGCACAGTAAAACTGTCCCCCACATCCATCTCTTCATACGGATACGCATACACAACTCTTGGCAACGGTATGCTTATCTTCTTCTCTATCGCTAGTTCTGTAACCATATCACTCCCTCTACATATAACTGTAGTGTACAGGCAAAAAGAAACCCATGCAAGGATGGGTTAAAAAGGCAACTGACAAATACACGGCTGGGGACTGTTTGCGGCATTTCAGCCCACATCAACTCAATCACCATGCGTGTATTTGCAAATATACCAGAAACATATTTTTTTTGGGGGGGCGAGATGTGGAGTGCACGCCCACACAGCATCCAAGTCCCATCACAAGGCCAGCTGCATCACGTCAAGATGCGCTTCAACATGCGTCAAGCCCTTTCCCTTTTCACATCATGACTGAGCACTGAGCACATGCAAAACATGTCATGACATGCGGGGGGAGAGTACCCCTTTTATGTTTTCACAGAGGGGGGAGAGTGGCATACACCGAGCACCTCTTACAAGCTGGCATGAGTAGAGCTAATATATACAAAGACATGACACACAGAACATCAGTCTCTTTTATATAAGTATAACGCTTTTTGCACAAAATACACTTTACACAATCTTTACACTAATATAGGGTTATCACTAATAGAGATATAATCAAATAACCCGATAATCGTATACATGTTAAGCGATTAACATAATTCCTAACCTAACTGAAAGAGATATTATGAAAGTAACTGCAATTATTAAGAATGTAAGTGAGCAATTCTTTAGTGGCTTTGGTGACTCTATCCAAGGCTTTAACAGCATGGATGATAAAGAAAAGTTTAATTATTTAATGAACAAGGGTGTATCTAATCCTGAGATGGTAACCACCAAAGTGGGTTCAGGCATGTTCAAAGATAAAGTTGAATTAAACCAATTAAGAAGAAAAGATTTCAGCTTGAAATACAAACTTGAGAACCGCAGAGGTTACAAGTTAGCAACTTTTGAACTTATTGCATGATTTCAACTAGTAGCTCATATTGTGGGCTACTGGATGCAATCCGCATCATTTCCTAACCTTATCGGAGATTAAACATGACAGACACTAAATACAACGGATGGACTAATTACGCCACATGGAGAGTCAACCTTGAGATATTTGACGGGTTTGATGTTGAGGAGTATTACTCTAATTTAGACAAAGAGGACACTTATGGTTTGGGTCAGTCTTTAAGAGATTATGCTGAGCAAGTCATCTTTGAATGTGGAGAGTGCAACCCAAACACATTGGCGGGTTCGTATGCAATAGCTTTTTTAGATGATGTTAATTGGTATGAAATTGCCAAACACATGCTTGAAGAAATAACAGCTTAACTTATAGCCCCCTTATGGGGGTTATGGGGTGCGCTGTTGCACTGTTTTAATGGAGTCCTACCATGTCACAATTTATAGTAACCACGGGTAACCCCAATGAGGGTTTTCAATATCATGGTTCTTTTAAAACCCATGAAGATGCTACTGAATGGGGTTTGCACTATTACTCTCACTCAGGGTTTTTTGTATCAGAATTACAACCATTAGGGAAAACCTACACGATTACTAAAGAACAATTTAATGCGATAGAAATGGGCTTGCAATTGGGTAAGTATTTTGTCCAAGACCAAGAGGTTACGGGTGAAATGAACGAGAGTGATTCTAAGACCATTAAAGAAGCCCTAGAAGCATTCAAACAATTGTCTAATCAAGAGGTCACAGCATGAAAACATCAGAAAAATTCGCCCTTAATGAGTGGCTAAGTGATTACCCTGAAGATTTGGAATATTACGATATTCTAGAGATGATGTCTCAAGATGATTGGTCTGTTGACGGCATTACTGTTTGGGAGGTGGTAGAGAATTTCACTCTAGACCAAGTGTCTGATTTTATTGAGAATACCCGTATGCACTTTGAAAGGGTAACCGAGGAGATGACCCATGCTTAAAGTAAAAGCCCCCAATGACCATAATTGGACGCACCACACGCACCCACGCACCCTGTGGGAGGCTTTTCAGGGTAGAGGGGACATGTTCGTATCAGAACCCCTGATATCGGCAGAAGATAAGCCCTTTGTTTACCAGCTGTCCCTTATAGCCCTAGTGTCCCTAGTGGTTTTTCTGGTGTGGGGTTGACAGACCCCATGAGGGTTTGCTAAAGTCCCGTTTAATTCTGGTCGCGCGGAATATTGAAGCCATTTTAGAGACTCTCCCTCCCTGTTACCAGGGGCGCGACAGGGAGGGTTCCTAAAGTGGCTTTTTTATTTCCGAGACTAGTCGTAAAACGGGGCTATGACCCAGCCCTTGAGAATGTAGGTTCGACAGACTCAGATAAACGTGGTGAACCCTGCTTGTATCTCCTGCGTAAGCTCGGGGTAGTGAAAACGGGGGGGTGTCTAACAGCACCCAACCTAGATAAACGAGAGAACCGTCCCCAGTGGATAACCCTGTGGATAACTACCAGACACTTGCTATGTCGGGTTAGTTAAACCGTGGCCCAAGTGAAAACGAGGCGCATATGCAAGTTTTAAAAATATTAAAGGAAAGACGGGGAGTCTTGAGAAATGCTTATAAACACTCTGGAGAAGCCAGTCACTTTTACAGACTACAAGAGCTTGAGTACCTGCTCAAGCGTATTGAACATGACCAAGACAGAGGCACACGTGCTTCTGGATTGGGTGAAGACGGGCATGTCACTGCCGACAGAGGTAGTGACACAAGCCTTGCTGTTAACGGGTGACTTGCAGACATATAGAAGCCCGTATAAGCCCTCTGGCGCTGCGCTAGGGGCTACGCTTGAGGGCTACGCTAGTAGACCCCTCGACAGGGGCTGTCTATCCTCAGTCCCTAGACCCTGTCTTGAGATGGGGTCAAGCGGAACCCCAAGAGAAGCGCAGACCCCTACATGATAAAGACCCCATTTTTTGAAAGGATATAAAAGATTAACTTGCATAGACTAATCATCTAACGTAAACTTCAACACATCTACACATGTAGATATTTTCCTAACCATTGAAAGGCTTAAACATGAAACTATGTAAAGACTGTAAGCATATCATCGTCCCTGAGAACGCTGATAAAAAGTATTCCCGCTGTAACTATAACCAGAAAATCTCTATGGTGACTGGTGAACCTGAAGAGACAGAGCTTCTCTTTTGTTTTGTCTCCAGGGAGTCTATAGACCCCTTGAAGTGCGGTGCAGACGCACGTTTCTATGAGGAGAACACACATGTCTGACTTCACACCTGAAACCCGTAACAGTGCTATTTGGTCTGGAGACAGTCGCAAAGTAGCAAATGGTAAAGCCAATGACGTTATCCTGACCAAGCTCGGGATTATGCCAATCCCTGACCTGTCTGACATAGAAGCTGTCCAGATGGGGCATGTCATGGAGCCCGTGATAGGTAGACTGGCACAGGAGAAGCTCAAGACAGAGCTGGTCAAAATAGAAGAGTCTCTAACCCATCCTAAAGAACCGTGGTTACGCTCTCATTTTGACTTTGCAGGGAAGATTGCAGGCAAGACTGTCCTAGTCGAGTGTAAGAACTATAACGCCCAAGTGCGTAATAAGTTCGAGGGTACAAATATACCTGCTGCGGATATGGCTCAGCTAGTCCACGAGGCTCTGGTCTACGGGACTGACACCATGTACCTAGCTGTTCTTTTTGGAGGCCAAGAGTTCTACTTACAAGAGTTCCACATCACAGAAGAGATGAAGACAGAGCTACTCTGGAAGATGGCAGACGTGTGGGCTAGGGTGAAGACCAACGAACCCTACCCTCCAGAGTCTGTAGAGCAAGCTAAGC